GTATCTAGCCACAGCTTATAAAATGGCGGTAGCAGCCAATGACGAAGTTGCGGCCAAGATAAATGTTGATGTTAAGGCTAAATCTGAAGCTGAACGCATTTCCAAAGCCAAAAAGCAGTCATCGGCTGCTAAACGGGCGGGCGGAACGCGGGTTAGTTCAACTGGCGTGCTGCCAGCGGGTGCTGCTAAAGCTAAAAGTGTGGATGATTTTATCGGAGCTTTAGTTGACGACCGCATGACAGCCTAGACTTGAAAGGTCTGAATCATGGGCGCAAATAGCTCGTTTACCGAAATTGCGGCGCTAACGTACCGCCATTTCAAAAACACGTATCTGGAAGATAACGTGTCGAACCACACGGCTCTGCATCAACGGCTGACAGAAAAAGATCGCATTGATCTTATCTCTGGCGGTTGGGAAATTCAGGTGCCTCTGGATTATGCTGAGAACGGCACATACCAACGCTACAGCGGCTACGATACGCTGGATATTGCGCAGTCGGAAGTCTTTACCGCTGCCAATTTTGCCTGGAAACAGGTCGCCATCAACGTCGTAGCGTCTGGCCTCGAAGTTCGCCAGAACAGCGGCAAAGAAGGCGTAATCAAACTTGTGAAAAACAAGTTGAAGAATGCGATGCGGACAGCGGGAAATAACTTCTCGACTGACATCTACAGCGACGGCACGGCTGCTAACCAGATCAATGGTCTGCAAGCTCTTGTGTCGGATGCTGGTACGGGTACAGTTGGTGGAATCAATTCCAGCACTTACACGTTCTGGAAGAGCATCCTTCAGTCTGCGGCCTCACCGCTGCAAGGCGGAGCCGGTATCACGCCAAGCGCCACAACCATTGAGAGCTTGATGCTCCCATTGTGGTTGGCTCTGACGCGTAATAACGACATGCCTGACCTGATTGTCATGGACGACACCTACTTCACGTTCTTCGACAATAGCCAGACAAGCATCCAACGCTATACCAACACCACGGACCTGAAAACCGGCAGTACTTCGATTAAGTACAAAGGCGCGGATGTGGTGTATGATAGTTCGGCTGCTGGTATGCCGGACGCTCATGCGTATTTCTTGAACACCGACTATATCGGTATTTGCGCCCATCGTGACGCAAACTGGACGGAAGTCCCCGAAAAGTCTTCGGTTAACCAGGACGCGCAGGTTTTGCCGATCATTTGGCAGGGCAACATGACCGTTTCCAACCGTTCACTTCAGGGCGTAATGAAAGCCTAGATCAACTCTGAAAGGAGAGTAAAATGTCAGACTACCAGATTACGAACTCGATTGTGGGGGCGCAGAACATTGCGGATACTTCCACAACTCAAAACCAACCGCTTGGGACGATTGTCAACGCTGTTGACCGCGCTTCCACAGCGTATGGTGCGGGTGAGTTCGTCTACCTCAAAGGCGTCGCATCGACGGTTTTGGGTTCTTTTGTAACGTACAACGCCGACGATAACTCGACTGCACTTTTGGCTGCGAACGCCATTGGTCCAGTTGCCTGCGCTATGTCGATTAATGTTGCCAGTTCATATGGCTGGTATCAGATTTCTGGCAAAGCGGTTGGCAAAGCCAAAGCCAGCTATGCTGACAATGGCCTTGTATATGCGACTTCCACGGCTGGCAGCATCGATGATGCCGTCGTCGCTGGTGATCGTGTGAAACTGGCGTTGGGTGCATCTGCTGTGGACACACCGTCCAGCGGCCTTGCTGAGTTTGAGATTCAGCGGCCATTCATGGACGATGGAACTGCGGCTTAATTATGGACGGGGGCGCTCTTCGGAGGGCGTCCCCATCTTTAAGCAAAAAGGGAGAGTTTTATGGTTGAGATGTTGCAGGAAGAACGACACGGGTTTTATGTTGAGTTTGAATTACGGCCAGAGGAAGATCGGGAAGCATCGATCGATCAGGGAATGCCGGTGTTCAAAGACGTCGAATTTGCTATGATTACGATGCCTGGCGGCGGATTAGTCGTCGATAAGCCAATTAATGAGGCGCTGCTGTACGAATGGAAGAATGGCGACAATCGAAGGAAACCGCCGTCGCCGTTTGCTTACCGAGCATATGAGGCCTGGAAGGAAGGCCGCGAGGCTCCTGTAAACGGCACAGATTTGAAAAACTGGCCTGGCGTGACTCCGGCACAGTTAAAGACCTGTCAGAATGCGACAGTCAGAACAATTGAGGATTTAGCCGCGGCTAACGCCGATACGATACGCAAGCTGGGAATGGGCGGCGTAGCGATGATGGAAAAGGCGAAAGCATACTTGGCGTCTGCGAATCAGAACAAGACTTCGGAGGAAGTTTCTGCTCTAATGGTTAAACTTGAGGCTCTATCTGATACAGTTAAGCGGAAAGACGAACAGATTTCCGATTTGTTGGAGCGTTTAGATGATTCTACAAAAAAGCGTGGGCGACCCCGAAAAGAGGACTAAATGACACTTTTAACCATCGTCCAGAATTCGTGTGATATAATCGGCCTGACGCGGCCATCGGTTGTAATTGCATCTCAAGACCAGAATGTGAGGACATTACTGGCGTTGGCGCAGGTAGAGGGACGAGAGCTTCTCGACCGCTATTCCTGGCCCGCCACTCAGATTGAAAAGACGCACACGAGTTTGGCGGCAGAGTTGCAAGGTGTTATGACAACGCTTGCGCCGGGGTTCTCCTACATCACTTCCGGCACGTTCTGGGACCGGACCCTGACGCAGCCATTGACGGGGCCACTATCTCCTATCGAATGGCAAGCCTTAAAGGCCCGTACAGCGACAGGACCATACCCCAGCTACAGATTGTTCGGGGGTAAGCTCTACGCCTACCCAGCGCCATCTGCGGGGAATACATGGGTGTTTGAATATCAATCGACATATTTCTGTCAATCCAGCGCCGGAGCAAATCAATCGGCATGGGCCGTCGATACAGATGTTGGCGTGCTAGATGAAAACCTGATGGAATTAGGGATTATCTGGCGGTTCAAAAAGAAGAACGGTCTGGATTATTCTGAAGACTTTAGGTCTTATGAGCAGAAACTAGCTAACGAAACTTCACGCGCTGGCGGACGGCGGGTGTTAGATATGTCCGGGATGGGTTCTGCGCCACGCGGCGTCTATGTTCCTGAAGGTAGTTGGGCTTAAAAAGGAATATTCGATATGATGGATAAGCAGATCAGCGAAGAAGACATCATGAGATTGATGGAGAGCGAAGAAGGCCAAGCTATTTTACAGGAAATAATGGCATCGGAAGGCTCTGGCGAAGCTGTTGGTGGTGAACCAATGCATATGATGCCTGATGGCTCTATGATGGCGGGGACCACTCATGCGGATCGATCTGGTGCGGAATTGACTGATAATATTTTTAACCAATCGCCAGATGCAGTGAATGTACTGGAAGACCCTAGCAAGGTGCCAATGGTGACGGAAACTGGCGTTGTTGATCCAATGGCGTCGGAGTCACTCGAAAAAAGAAGGATGATTGAGGAATTGCTGCGTGCAGGGGCGCTCAGATAAACATCCGATGATAACGGGATACTAACATGCTCCAACCTCTCACCGACAACTCCAGGAAGTCCAAAGTATCGCAAAGCGCGAGTATTCCTGCGCCTGTCAGGGGTTGGAATGCGCGGGATTCATTGGCGAATATGGCCGAAGATTTCGCTGTTGAGCTTGAGAATGTGTTTCCTAACCTGACAAGCTGCGACCTCAGATCAGGCTTTGCCTCGCATTCCACCGGGAACGGCACTGGCGCGGTCGAGACTTTAGTCGAATATGCGGGACCATCGACACGCAAACTTCTAGCTGCCGCTGGCTCTGTGATTTATGACGCCTCTGCTGCCGGTGGCTCCACGTCGATTGCTACGGGCAAATCAAACGCCCGCTGGCAAACAACGATGTTTGGCACGGCTGGGGGCAACTTTCTCTATATGGTCAACGGCCAAGATGCGCCTATTTATTACAATGGGAGCGCCTTTGTAACGCCAACCTTGGGAAGTGTGACAGCCGCCAATATTGTGAATGTCGCAACCCACCATCGACGCCTGTTTTTTGTTTTTAACGATAGCCTGATATTCGGTTATTTACCTGTTGTTTCCGTGGCTGGCACCGTCGCGACATTTGATATTGGGGGCATCTGCAAAAAGGGCGGATACATTCAAGCGATTGGTAGCTGGACGCGAGATGGCGGGTCTGGCCCTGACGATCTATTCGTCGCAATCACCAGCGAAGGTGAGTGCATAATTTATTCCGGCAACGATCCTTCCAGTGCTACAGCGTGGAGTCTAGTCGGTGTCTTCAGTATCGGAAAGCCGATTGGCCGAAGATGTCTGGAAAAGTCTGGCTCTGATCTGACGGTTATAACACAGGACGGCGCTATATCCCTGGCGACGTTCCTGCCAATCGACCAGTTGGCTGGGTATAGCCAGGCGATGTCTACAAACATTCAGAATGAATTTCTTGCGTCCACAAGAGCCTATTCCACTATCTTCGGGTGGCAATCTATCCATTATCCGCAGGGGTCTTACTCGCTATTTAACATTCCAAAGACCGCTTTGCTGGCAGATCAATATGTCATCAATACGCAGACCGGGGCGTGGTGTAAGTTCACGGGGCAGAACGCGGCGTGCTGGTCGTTATTTAATGGTGACCTATATTTTGGCGCACAAAATGGCGGCATTGTGTTCAAGGCCGACACCGGCCAGAGCGATAACGATGTAGACATAGATTGGAAAATCAGACCGGCTTTCTCGTATTACGGGTCGAGAGGGAACCAAAAGCTATTCAATTTGTGCCGTCCCAATTTCACAACAAATGGCGCTCCTGCGTTTGCCATCGATTTAAACCTGAATTTCTCAAACATAAACCCCACCAACATTCCGACAACTCCAACTCTGAGCGTTGGCGTCTGGGACGTGTCGAAGTGGGACTCTGCCGATTGGGCTGATGAGGTTGTCAATCAATCGTGGACGACGGTGTTTGGAATAGGCGAGTGTGCGTCACCGACTATTCGCGGTAGCACCAAATCGATAACCTTGTCCTTCACTGCGTATGATATGGTCTGGCAGCAAGGCGGGGCGCTTTGAACCAACTGATCTGTGGCCGCGATGAAGAACTCGCGGAATGGGCGGAAGATCACTACCCTGACTGCGCGCCGTTATCGCGACCTTTAACGTCGATAGGCGTGGCGTCAGAAGCCGGTGAAATTATGGGGGTTGCCATATTCCATAATTATCGTCAGAATGATATCGAAGTCACTTTCATAACCGCGACCCCAAGGTGGGCCACGCAGGGCGTTATACGAGGGATACTGGATTATCCCTTCAAACAACTTGGTGTTAAGCGGATGACGGCTATTACTAATAAATCAAACAAGAAGGCCCGAAAGCTGCTAACCGGGCTTGGTTTCGTTCTGGAGGGCGTGCATCCTTTTGCAGCTAAAGACTGCACAGCAGCTTGCACTTACGGTTTATATACTAAAAACGCGGAGCGATGGTTAAATGGGTAAATCTACACCAAAGGCACCGACTCCTCCCGATCCCGTTAAAACTGCGCAGGCTCAGGGTGTCATCAATAGAGAGACGGCTATCACGCAAGCCAATCTAAATCGGTTTGATGAATTTACGCCGTATGGTTCGTCCACTTGGTCTCAGCAGGGGGGCAGGGCAACTCCAGGAACCCCAGGGACTCCAGGCACCGCAGGCACTCCCGGCATCCCAGGAACGGGAGGGTCATATCCCGGCATCCCAGGAACGGGAGGGACCCCAGGGACGCCAGCTTCCAGAGAGCCTATTTATTCTGAAGATTCATGGGTCGATGCTCGTGAGGAAGAGCATGGCGATGGTGAAACGCGGCTTGTCCCAGGATATATGAAAAAGGGAGGAGAGATAACCGGATATAGGGATATTGCTGCCACCGCAGGCACTCCCGGCACCGCAGGGACTCCAGGCGGATATGACCCCAATGACCCCACTCAAAGGTGGACAAGAACAACAACACTCGATCCCGCGCAGCAAGCACTTTTCGATAAGCAGACGGCTGTTACCAATGAACTAAATCAAACTGCTTTGGATCAAGTTGGAAGGGTTGGACAAGCCCTCTCCACACCATTCTCATATGAAGGTATCTCTCCTGCTGGTTCGACTGCTGGCGCTAGGTCTGCGGCTGGGAGAGTTGCAGATATCAGCAACACGCAATACGACTATTCTGGACAACCAGCCGCACCAAGCGCGCAAGGAATTACGGATTCGGCCAACATCGCCGCGCAATCTGTTAGCACGCCATTTGCATTGCAAGGCAGAGCGCCGGGCACTGCCGGTATATCTGGCGCTGCTAATCGCGCAGAGGCCGGTACGGCGCAGCGGTTTAACTACGACGGGTTGCCAGCGGGGGCAACTGCCGCAGGGTCTCAGGATGCTGTCCAGCGAACGACTGACGCTTATGGAACGCCACTAAATTACGCTGGCGCACCAGCGGCACCCGGTGCAGATTCAGCGGCCCGTCAGCAAGTTATCGATTCACTGTACCAACAGCAGACTTCTCGACTTGATCCTAGATTCGCGGGCGAGTTAGTGCAAAAAGAGACACAACTTGCGAACTCTGGCATAACACGCGGCAGCGCCGCTTTTTCTGCCTCAATGGACGACTTCTACCGGGGCCGTAACGACGCTTATCAAGGCGCACAAAACGCGGCTATTCAAGCCGGTGGCGCAGAGCAATCAAGGCTTTTCGGCTTAGGGTCGGCGGCTAGGCAGAATGCCATCTCTGAACAGAATTATCTGCGTGACAGTGTGGGCCGAGAACAAGGCCAAATTCTTGGACAGCAAGGTCAACTGGCAAGTTTGCAAGACAGAATTCGCGGCAGAGGCGCACAAGAACGCCTAGCAGAACGCGAAGTTGGTCTCAATGAATCTGAGAGACTGCAAGGAATGCGGGGCAGGCAATTCACGGCGGAAGGCACCGCCAGGGATCGTTCTGTTCAAGAGCAATTAATAGATAGAGATCGCCCGCTTGCGGAAGCGGAGCGGCTTCAAGGCCTGCGCAGCAAGCAATTCGGTGTGGAGTCGGCGGCTAGAGATAGGTCCACCAGCGAGGAATTAACGCTGCGAGGTCTTCCCGCTCAAGAGCAGGCTCAAATCCAAGCCATGCGTAGAGCGGCATTCGACGCACAAGGGCAAGAGAGATCGCGTGGCATTGGCGAGCAAGACAGCCTTCGCAACCGCGCACTAACGGAGCAGCAAGCTAACTATAACATGCAAGCCGGTCTGTTTGGCCTCGATCAGGGCGCAAGGCAGCGCGCAATTGAGGAATCTGCGTATCTTCGTAACATGCCATTGAACGAGACTTCGGCCTTGATGTCTGGCAATCAAATTATGAACCCGTCGTTTGGCGCTGCACCGAATACTGCAATTGCTAACACGGATTATTCCGGGTTGGTTCAGAACAATTACAACGCTCAGGTTAACGCGGCAAACGCGGCAACGGGAGCGAGAAATGCCCAGACGGGCGCTCTGGCTGGAATAGCCAGTGCTGGAATAACGGCGTTCTGATGAATAAAGCTATACAATTTTCTGGGGGTAAGGATAGCATTGTTTGCTTACACCTGTTCAAAGACGAACCTGATATAAAGGTTATATTCACCAATACGGGGAATGCCTTTCCTCATGTTCTGGATTTTGTATCTGAGACCTGTGAGAGCTTTGGGTTGCCTTTGATTGTTGCTGGGCCAGAAAAGCCTGTTTTTGATTGGCATAAAGAGGTTGGGTTTCCTGCTGACATTGTTCCCTGGGATTCAACACCTGCTATGTCGGAAGTGTCAGATAACAACTTTGGAAAAACATTGGTTCCCTATACCGACTGTTGCTCTGCAAATATCTGGCAACCGATGAACAGAGCAGTCATGGAGAATGACATCGGATATATTGTCAGGGGATCAAAATCTTGCGACTCGAAGGTCGGTGTTCCAGATGGGTTTGTCGATGAGAATGGAATCTATTACCACTCACCTCTCTGGGATTGGACAGACAAGGATGTCTTTGATTACATATCTGAACACAAGTTATCTATCCCTGACCAATACAAGCGGGAGCATAACGACAGTTTGGATTGCTGGTGCTGCACCGCGTATATGAGTAAATCCGGTGCAGCCAGGTTATCTTACACTAAAGAGAAATATCCTGATCTATATGATATAGTCCAACCAAACATATTGGCGGTGAACTCTACCGTTAAGGCGGCTTTAGATTATTACGCGGAGGGCTTTTGACAATGGCGGTTGATCCTCGAATGATTGAAGCACTTTTGGGTGAGGAGAAGAAAGTAAGGCGAGTCGGCCTTTCCTCGACAGGGGAAACGCCTGATCCCTTTGGTGATCTTGCTATATCTAACATCAAGGCGTTGGGCAAACGGTTTAAGAAAGATAGGGACAGGAAGGCGAAGCTCGCCGAATTGGAGAAAGAAGCCCCAGGAACTATGAAAAGCTGGTCTTCTCCTGATATGTTTGGGCTTGGCGGCGGCTATAGTCGCAAAACGGATATTGACCCTTTTGGGGGATGGACTTAATTATGGTTAAAAGATTCAATCCTGTAGATTTTTACGATAAAAAGAAGAATATGCCAACGGTGTTGCGTGGAGCCCCCACTACCAAGCTGGACCGTGTTAAACTAGACACATCTCCAACAACAGCTTTAGGCGGCGTAGCCAGAGTGGCTGGAACCCTTGCAGAGCAGATAAGGGCAGCTAACGAAAAGAAGGTGTCCGAAGAGCGCAGAAAGATGAGGTCTGCGTTGTTACGGGCGTATATGGCTCCGAAGAAAGTCTTCGATCCTTCTACATTCGATGCATCTGAGGTCCA